ATGGTCTCGATTTCGGATATGCTACTGATCCGCTAGCATTCGTTCGTTGGCATTATGACAAAAAGAAAAATGGGATTTACGCTATCGATGAAATGTACGGCGTGAAGATTAGTAACCGTGAAATCGCAAAAATGTTACATGTAAGAGGCTATCAAAACGATGAGATATTCTCAGACTCCGCCGAGCCGAAAAGTAATGCAGAACTGAAAAATGAGCATGGTATCAAGCGTGTTCGAGGCGTGAAAAAAGGTCCTGACAGTGTTGAATACGGCGAGCAGTGGTTAGACGACTTGGATTTTATCTGCATCGATCCACAACGCACGCCAAACATTGCAAAAGAATTCGAGAATATCGATTATCAAACTGATCGCGACGGTAATCCGAAGCCGCGGCTAGAAGACAAAGACAATCATACGATCGACGCTACTCGATATGCGTTTAACGAAGACATGTGGGCGAAACGTAAGTCGAATGTATCGAAAGAAACCCGCCAAATAATCAAGAGGATGTTTTAAGGAGAGTGAACAATGGATAAGGTAAATGAATTTGAGCACGGTATTGATTCAAATACGAAAGACGGCGTGAATATCAATTACGTTACTTTCCCGATTGAATCGAACCTACATTATCGCTTTTCGTCTGCGGAAGATTTGCTGGATGATTTAGACACATTGGCTGCAATGATTATGGATCATTATCAAAATCAAGTTCCGAGGCTTGAAGTGCTAGACGAATATAGCAAGGCTCGTAACACGAATATTCTACGTAATCAACGACGTAAAGAAAAAGAGAAAGCCGATCATCGTGCTGCGCATAACTTTGGCAAGATTATTTATACGTTTGATGTTGGTTACAATACAGGAAATCCAATCAAGGTTGAGATTGAAGACGAAACGAGTCAGCAAGCGATTGATGAGTTCAATACAAATAACGATATTGATGGCTTAAATAGCGAACTATGGTTAGACGTTGACAAATATGGTCGAGCCTACGAAATCCACTATCGCGATGAAGATGACGTAGATTACGTAGATTTATCTAATGTTTTTGAAACATTTGTTGTTTACGATCTGACAATGAAACGCAGGCCTATCTTAGCAATTAGATATCCAAAGGCACAGTTTAATAAAAATGCTGATAAGATGCGAATCATGCCCATTGTTTATACAGCGGATGAAACGATCTATTATCAAGAAACGAAACTAGATGCAATCAAGCTTGTTGAGGATCATCGCGAGTCGCATAGTCATAAGGAAGTTCCTGTCGTTGAATACTCAAGCAATCGCTTTAGGATGGGAATATATGAAGATGTTCTTTCTCAAATTGATTTATACGATTCGGCTCAGTCTGATACCGCTAATTACATGACGGACTTAAATGATGCTTTGTTAGTAATTAGCGGAGATATCGAAGCTGCAGGTCTATCAGCCGATGACGCTGCAAAAATGAAAGATGCAAACATGTTGCTGCTTGAATCAGGTGTCGATATTAACGGAAATAAAACCGCGGTGACTGCAGGATACATCTACAAGCAATACGATGTTCAAGGCGTGGAATCGCACAAGGATCGTGTCAAAAGTGACATCTATGAAACTGCTATGGTTCCCAACTTAACCGATGAAAAGTTTTCTGGTGTGCAATCAGGCGAAGCGATGAAGTATAAACTTTTCGGCTTTCAGCAAATGACCGCGACCAAACAACGGCTCTTTAAAAAATCGCTGACGCGGCGCTATCGGTTGTTGTTCAACTTAAAGCAAGAAGTAAGTGAACTAACAAATGCTGATCTGAAAGGTTTGAAAATCAGCTTTACACCGAACTTACCAAAGGCGATCCTCGAAGAGTTGAAAGCACTAGTTGATTCTGGTGTGCAGTTCAGTCAAGAAACGTTGCTTGGTCTGGCTTCTTTCGTTGAAAGTGTGCAGGACGAGATTAACAAAGTTAAAAAAGAAGAGCCGAAAAGAACGGTTCCAGACTACGACTTCACCGGAACTAATTATTTGCAGGAAACGAAAGATAAAGCTGGTGTTGAGTAATGAACTCAAAAGATTACTGGCGTCAACGTGAGGAGCAACACATTGCACAAATGATCAAAGACGAAAAGCAAATGAAGAAAGCTATCGCTGATCGATTTCAAATAGCAATTGATAATATCAACAAAGAAATTGATGCGAACTGGCAACGTTTTGCGAACAAAGAAGGCGTATCTCTTTCTGAAGCTAAAAAAGTTTCAATGGAACATGACGTTAAAGCTTTTGCTAGAAAAGCAAAGCAATATGTTAAAGACAAGGACTTCTCTAAGACTGCTAACGAAGAGTTGCGGCTCTATAATGTCACAATGCGAGTCAATCGATTGGAGCTTCTTAAATCGCAAATAGGACTTGAACTGATTGCCTTATCTGACGACTTAGATAAGTACACAGCAGATTTACTAACTAAAGAAGGTATTGCTGAAGCGAAAAGGCAAGCAGGAATATTAGGAGAAACCATTTTTGATGGCTACAGAGATGTTGTAGAAGCTGTCGTGAATGGTTCTTTTCAGTCTGCAACGTTTTCTGAACGCATATGGGGTAATATGCAAGCTTTCAAAGCAGAATTGGATAAATTACTTGTCCAAACGATTACGCAAGGGAAGAACCCACGAGATATGGCTAGAAAGCTACGTAATTTATTCGAGTCTAGCAAGTATGAAGTGGAAAGGTTAATGAGAACTGAGTCTGCGCGAGTTCAAACAGCAATTCAAAAGCAAAGTTATGATAAATACGAAATAGACGAATATGAATACATTGCTGAACCAACAGCATGTAGCGTTTGCCTACCGTTAAATGGGAAGATATTCAAATCAAAAGACATGTTGTCAGGGACTAACGCCAGTCCAATGCACGCAAATTGTAGATGCAGCACAGCACCTTATGTCGATCGCGAAGCACTTGGTAGTTCGCTAAAAGAAAGAGGTTTATAGAATGAAAGACTTTAACGAAGTGATTCTTACTCTAAAAGTAAAAAAAGAGCTAGCTGAAGTTTATAAAAAAGCTATCGAAACTGAAAATAGTACGCAATGGAAAAAGAATCCTATATATAACAGCAATAAAGAATTAGTCAGCAATGAATTGCTGCCAGTTTGGAACGGAAATCATGCAAGCGTTGAGGTTGGTGAAGAGGGGTTGCTAACAATCACACTTATTTCTCACACGCTACCAAATCTGTTAGAAACAGCTAGTTGGTACGAACGCATGGGAGCTAAGACGATTTACAAAAACATTATTTAACATAAGGAGCTGATGTTTATGTGTTTCCACTGGAGCGTTGATGGAAAGTGTTGTTTATTCTGTGGAGCCTCTGTTCCGGAACAATCTCGAGCTAGAGCAAAAGAAGTTGTTGCTAGGACAATTAAAAGTGAATCATTTACCAGTGAGCCATCATCATTAAACGAATTAATGCTAGAAACTGCGATTGAATTTTTACACGACATTAATTCTGAAGAAATCGAAACTATTCAAATTAATTCAACAAAGCACGATGATAGATCAAGAAGTATCAAAATTGAGATTACCTATCCTCCTGAACTTACGGAGTTTGAGAAACAAGCAAAAGAAGTTTGGGATCGATTAAAAAGTAATATCGAATAGTAATAAGGAGCTGAACGTTATGGAAAACAGTAACCGAAATAGCGAAAACGATTTTGTCAATTTTTTTAAAGGATTAGACGAAAGCTATCAGCAGTACCTCATCAATGAAATGAAGAAGAAACCGCCAGATCACCAACCAGAGCTGAAAGCCGATATGGCGGAAAGTGAAGGTGGTCCGAAATCTCGTTAGCTGTCGTTAAAGCTGAAAAGAGGAAAAAATAATGGATTTTCTTGAATTGAAACAGAAAAAAGAACGAGGGGTAACAAATGCAGAATTCATGGATGGGTCAAAGGAATTCTTTGAAAAAGCGGACAGCATTGTTGTTGTCGGCATTAACCCAGACGGAATTATTAGCACATTCTATACACAATCTACATCCACTAACGCTATTGGAATGATGGAAATCGCAAAACAACAACTAATCTCAGAATTGGAAGTCTAGCCAAACGCTAAGGCTTTTTATTTTGCCTTCTTACTGCTTGCAGGCGTTAAAGAGAAAGCTGTTCTCGATTGATTGGCGTAACTAATCAAATTTATCGGGTAGCGGCGTAACCGTGGAGGTTTACTCATGAAAAAACGTTTATTAATGCCATTAAACTTACAATTTTTTGCTGAAGGTGGAGAAGGAGGAAATGGTGAGGGGACTGATGGAGGGACGTCGACTAACTCTCAAGATGGTCAACAGGCACAAAACTCGCAACAATCCGCGAACGGCGAAGGAGAACAAAACACTGGCAAAACATTTTCTCGTGATGATGTAGCAAAAATGATTGCTGCTGAAACGAATAAGGCTAAGGCCGTGTGGGAAAAAGAACTCGAAGCAAAAAAAGAAGAAGCTAAGAAACTAGCCAAAATGAATGCAGAAGAAAAACTGCAACATGAACTAGAACAAAAAGAAGCTGAAATTGCAGAGTTAAAGCGCGGACAAACGTTAAACGAAATGAAATCAGAAGCTTCAAAAATGCTCTCTACAGCTAGTTTGCCACATGATGATGAATTACTCAGTTTAATCGTTTCCGATGACGCAGAAGCCACTAAAAAGGCAGTGTCGGTCATTACTAACTTTGCATCACTGATCAAGAAAGAGAATGCTCGACAGACTACACCAGGTGAAGGCGGTCAATTTACAGCTGACAAAGAAACAAAACAAACCGTGGCTAATTTAGCTGCTAAAAATCGAATTATCAAATAGGAGGAATAAACAATATGGCACAAACATGGAATCCCGACAACGTAACCGTCTATGAAACAAAAGAGGGTAAAATCCCCGACAAGTACAACACGCTAATTTTGAATGAGGTAATGGAAAACTCTAAAATCATGCAATTAGCGAAATACGAAGAAATGACTGACAAGGAAAAGAAATTTGAATACTTTGCTGAAGGTCCTGGCGCATACTGGGTTGGTGAAGGTGAAAAGATCAAGACGTCTAAACCAAAATGGTTAAATGCAACAATGGTCGCTAAGAAATTGGGTGTAATCATTCCTGTTTCACGTGAGTATTTAACATACAAAATGTCAGATTTCTTTACTGCAATGCAGCCAAAAATTGCTGAAGCATTTTATAAAAAGTTTGACGCAGCGGCATTGTTAAACACTGACAATCCATTCCCACAATCGTTAGATGAATCAGTAGTCGCAGCTTCTAATGTCATCAACGGTCCATTGAGCTACGACAATATTTTAGCATTAGAAGATTTGCTAGGAGAAAACGAGTTTGAACCAAATGCGTTTATCTCAAATCGGAAAAACCGTACAGAACTGCGTGCTGCCGCTCAAACGGTTGGTTCAAATGTAGAATTCATCTATGATCGTGCAGCGAATACGATTGATGGTTTCCCTGTCGCTGACTTAAAAGCATTAGAAAAAGGCAATCTTTACGCTGGAGACTTCGATTATATGTTCTACGGTATTCCGTTTAATATCTCGTTCAAAATCTCGGAAGAAGCACAACTGTCAACATTAACGAATGAAGATGGAACGCCAGTCAATTTGTTCGAACAAGAATTATTGGCTTTGCGTTGCACGATGGATGTAGGTTTCATGATCGTTAAAGACGAAGCTTTCGCGAAAATCAGCCCAAAAGCGTAGCGCCTGCTACCGGAATCGTTCCAAGCCAAAAAACTTGGACCGGTAAGGTAGGCGATACTAAGACGTTTACGATCACTACAGATCCAGCTGATGCTTCTGATTCTGCAACAGTGATTGCAGCAACCACAGCTGCATCTAGCGATGAGTCAATCGTTACTGTTGCCAAGACTGGCGATGGAGTATTTGAAGCCACGATCGCTACAGCTGGAACAGCTACAATTAACTTTACGTCAGGAACGTTTACGACGTCAATTGCAGTTACAGCTCAAGCAGCTGGATAGGCGGGGATCTTATGGCTGAAACAATCGCAGAAGATGTTAAAAAGCTACTCTCTGGCACAATCGATGAAAAGCTTGAGATCATCGAACGGCGGACAAAAGAGCGTCTATGGTCGTTGCTGAGCGTGTCCGAAATTCCTGCAGAGTTTGAGTATATATCGTACGAAGTGACTCTCAAAAGGTTCAATCGGATCGGACAGGAAGGTATGCAATCTTATTCGCAGGAAGGACTTTCGATGGTCTTTCCTGATTCTGATTTTTCAGAGTACCGTCGAGAGATTGATGAGTTCAAAGATCAGGAGAAAGGTCTGCTTGGCCCGAGAAAGGGCAAGGTGAGATTCTTATGAGGTACACTGATGAAATCACCTTTGTAAAAGATTCTAGGGAATCAAAATATGATCCAGATCTTGGTGAGTGGGTTGATGGCGAAGCAAAACGAACTGAAACGGTTGCTAATGTGACCGATCTTGGTACAGAACGTAGTGTGAAAGTTTTCGGTGATATCAGAGAAGGGGCAAAGGTCATTCGAACCTTGCCTCTTTTTTCTTTGCCTGAATTTGATCATATCGAGATTGATGGCAAGACATTCAGGGAAACCACTGCTAGAAATCCGTCAGGACGGCATAGCCTGATTGTACAAGAGGTGGCTGTTAATGAAACCAAAGCTTGAGTTTAAAGGAACAGACTCATTGATCGCACATATTGAGCGTGCGATTAGTTTGGAAGCAGCAAAGAAGGTCGTAAAGTCGAACACTGCTGAGTTAGCAAATCAAATGCAAAGACAGGCACCTGTTGATACAGGCTTTCTGAGACGTTCTGTGACTATGGCGATCATGAGTGGAGGATTAGTGGGAATGGTGACGCCAACAGCAGAGTATGCACCTTACGTCAACTATGGAACAAGATTTCAAGCAGCGCAGCCTTTTATTTCAAATGCTTTTAATTATCAGAAAGTCAAATTTATCGCAGAAATGCAAAGGTTGGTGAAATGATGATAAAACAACCGGATCAAGAACTATATGATGAAGTTTTCAAGATTTGTCAAGGTTTGGGATACAACGTTTTCGCATATCTCCCACCAGATAAAACGCCTTATCCGTTCGTTTACATAGGCGAATCTCAGGAGCTGCCAACAGCGACTAAATCAATACTATTTGGAACGATTCAACTATCCATTCACATTTATGGGTTGCATACAAAACGTAAGCAGGTTTCTGATATGAAAGGCGCTATTATGCATGAACTTAGGACTTTTCGGCAATCAGAAAACTTTAATTGGAAAATATTGAACAATAGTACACAGCCACAGATGCTGCAAGATACAACGACAAACACCGCACTCTGGCACTGTGTAATTCCGCTAGAAATGCGATTTTATTAGGAGGAATATTAATGGGAGCAATTCAAGGTAAAGACAAGCTTTTATTAGTTCGTCGTTTAGACGAAGCTGATTCTGCAGCTGCGACAAAGCCGCTTTATCAGATTGAACATAAATGGGAATACTCGCGCGATAGCAAGTCGCAGCAGACAAAAGATGGAGCTGTGCCGACATCGGGCGGGTTAGAAGTGTCGCTATCATTGAAGGGATTAGCGTCACGAGATGACGAAAATGAATACATGCTGAGCGCTGTTGAGGATGGCGCTACAGTAGAGTTTTGGGATGTTGATTTAAAAGGAGTCCAAAAGGAAGGGAAATACCCCGCTCGATACGCTCGCGGTAAAGTCGGCAAATGGAGTGTTCCTTCGAACGTTGAAGATTTGGACGAAATCGAGACGGAGGCAACAATCGAAGGGAAGCCGGTTAAAGGCTATGCGACTGTTTCAGATAAAGTCATTGAAGAAGCGCAATATGCATTTAGAGACACTACTGCAGGTAGTGAAGAAGAATCGGGACAAGGTTAGGCAAACGCCTAGCCTTTTTATTTTAGGAGGAAAACCATGAATCTTGATATTAACGGAAAAGTTATCGAAGTGAAGTTTACCATTGGAGCGATTGAAGCGTTAGATCGTGTTTATGAAGTTCAAAATGGCGGAGCTAAATTCGGCATGGGAGTTAGTTCTTCGTTAGTTTATTTGCAACAGTATAACCCTGTTGTTCTTCGAAATATTATTGAAGCTTTACAAGTAGACAAGGCAAAAGTTGGTCGTTCAGAAATTGAAGCATGGCTGATGTCGCAGGATATCGAAAAGCTTTCGGAGGAAATGATTGATGAATTGGGAAAGCAGGACTTAACCAAAGCAATGATCAAAAAGTTGAAAAAACAAGCGGCGAAGGTAGCAAAACAAAAATAACTAAAACAAGCCGTCAATTTTATGAAGACTTGGCGATTAATGCTTTTCGTTTTCTGGGTTGTAAATCGTTTAAAGAGATCAATCAGATGACCTTGCGAGAATTTGAATTGCGAATGATTGCTTTCAAGCTTTCTCAAGTTGACGAGGATATGAAGCGTCATGAGCAAGCCTTTTTAAATAACTCTGTAAGGGCTAGAGATAGAAAAGGCAACGCGATTTATAAGGAGTTCATCGATTTTTATGATTACGAAGAACGAATTAATGAGGCATTAGAGGGTACTGATTTTCATAAAAGCAAATTGGACGAAAAACGAATCAATGAGTTGAAACAGATTGCTAGGAACCTTCGTGAGTATAGAGAAGGGAGGGGGACGATATAGCAGAATCATTTTCAGTTGAGGCTTACCTGAAGGCGACCGACAGCGGATTTGTCCAGACATTCAAGGATGCTCAATCTGCAGTCGAAACCTTCGAAAAAGATTCAAATAGCACGATGATGGCTGTTGGATCAACGATGCAAAGTGCCGGGAAGTCAATGACAAAACTTCTTACAGTGCCAATACTTGGTGCTGGTGTCGCCGCTGCTAAAATTGGCGGAGACTTTGAAGAGCAAATGAGTCGTGTAAAAGCGATCTCTGGGGCAACTGGCGATTCTTTTGAACAACTGAAGCAACAAGCGATCGATTTAGGTGCTAAAACGGCCTTTAGCGCGAAAGAATCCGCAGCAGGTATGGAAAACCTAGCCTCTGCAGGTTTTGATGCAAACGAGATCATGGCTGCAATGCCTGGTCTTTTAGACTTAGCAGCTGTTTCTGGTGGCGATGTGGCTTTGGCATCTGAGAATGCAGCAACAGCGTTGCGAGGATTTGGACTTGAGGCAAGTCAAGCAGGTCATGTTGCGGACGTGTTTGCACGTGCGGCAGCTGACACGAATGCTGAGGTTGCAGATATGGGAGAAGCGATGAAATATATCGCTCCAGTAGCAAATGCGATGGGAATTTCGCTTGAAGAGGCATCCGCATGTCTGATGCTGGTAGTAAAGGATCACAAGCAGGGACATTACTTCGCGGAGCTTTATCTCGTTTAGCAAAACCGACTGATCCAATGATCGCAAAAATGGATGAGTTAGGTTTGAGTTTCTATGATGCTGAAGGCAACATGAAATCACTGGAGCATCAAATTGGTATGTTGCAACACGCTTTCCAAGGATTAACACCGGAACAACAGCAAAACGCATTAGTGACTCTTTACGGGCAAGAATCGCTATCAGGAATGATGGCATTAATTGAAAAGGGACCAAATGCAATAAATGAATTAACTAACTCATTAAAGAATTCAAATGGTGCTGCTGATGAAATGGCTCGGACAATGCAAGACAACATGAACTCATCTATTGAACAAATGATGGGAGCTTTTGAGTCTGCTGCAATAGTAATTCAAGAAATCATGGCACCAGCAATTCGAGGTGTTGCGGATACAATTGGCGGATTAGTTGAAAAGTTCGTTAATGCACCGGAGCCTATTCAAAAAATGGCACTGGCGATCGCTGCTTTAGTAGCTGCGATTGGCCCTCTGCTTTTTGTCGGAGGATCAATGCTTGTATGGTTCGCAAAACTTAAAGTTGCGGTCGGATTCCTTTCTACTTCATTCCCAGCTTTAGGTGGGGTATTTACAGCTCTAACTGGACCGGTTGGAATAGTAATCGCGATCATTGCTGCATTAGTTGGAGCGTTTATTTTCGCTTGGAACACCAGCGAAGGTTTTCGGAATGCTGTCACAACGATTTGGGAATCTATAAAAAATACAATTTCATTTGCTGTTCAAACCGTATCAAACACGATCCAACGAATTTTTGGCGGTGTCGTTGCTTGGTGGAAAGCTAATAACGAGGAAATCGCTGCTGCAGTAAATACGATTTGGAATGGAAAAATCGGTCAATTTATTCGAAATGCTATGGGTGTGATTCAAGGCATCGTTGTTGGAGTATGGACTGCGATTAAAGGAATAACCGAAGGGATTTGGATAGCAATTTCAGCAGTGATTGAAGGTGCTTTACGAGTAATCCAAGGTTTGATCAAGTTTATTCTCGGTATACTTTCAGGGGATTGGTCGATGGCTTGGGAAGGAATGGTGGAAGCCGCGTCTGGAATTTTATATGGACTCGGCGGAATTGTTGTTGGAGCTTTAGAAGCGGTGATCGGTGTTGTTAGAGGATTTTTCTCCACCTTCAAAAATGCCGGTTGGAATCTGGTAAAAATGATTGCAGATGGAATTTGGTCAGCAATTAGTTTGCCGGCTAAGGCTATCAATGCGGTTGTTTCAAAAGTTCGTAAATATTTACCATTCTCTCCAGCCAAAGAAGGACCACTTAGCGATTTAGATAAGTTGAATTTTGGCGAAACAATCTCAACAGGGATTTACTCTGGACAGGATGAGATTAATCGCGCGATGGCATCAGTTTTAGACATTCCTGCGCTTGCCAATTTAAACGCAAGTCTAGGGGTGAAGCACACTGTCACAAGAAACGAAAACCAGTCAACGAAACAACCAGCTGTAATTAAACTTCGTTTAGGCAAGCAAGAGTTTAGTGCGTTTGTTCAGGATATTTCAGACGAACAAGGAGATGTAGCAGATCTCAACTTACTATTTTAGAAGGAGGATGAAGCGTGGAAGAATGGGAAAATCCAATGTATCAATTTAGAGACACAACGAAACGACCCGCTTACAAATCGTGGATTCCGACTTCTGCGATGATATACGGCGGTACAATGATTGAAAAAATTATTCCCGGATACCAGACGCTATTCGTGGAAGGTCGCGAAATGCTGTCACTTGATTTGGAATCCGAGAAGAAGAATGTAGGGGTTCATATATCAGCACAGCGATTACCTGAACGCTCATTGATAATACACTACAAACTAACAGAGTCTAATCCAGTTGAGTTTCAGCGAAGCTTCAAAAAGCTGATGCGAATTTTATACAAACAAGAAGATGTCGAGATTCATTTTAATGATGAACTCGACACTTTTTATTATGGCCGCTACTCTGCTGCAGAAAAAGTTCCAGGGAATACTGACAGCGTAGTTTCTAGTTACACAATTACTTGTCCAGATCCGCGAAAGTATTCAAGACAATTTGAAACAGGCGGGGAAATTTCCGAGTATATTCCTTATGACTCTGTGCCGGATTCCATTAGTTTTACCGCTTCAAAGGATAACAGCGTCAAAGTAACGAATGGTCGGCAAACAATCAGTATTTCAAATGCGGCTCTAAAAAAAGGCGATCGTGTCGAAATGTTAATCCGCGAGGGGAAAATACTGATCAACGGAGAGAATAAAACACGGGTCCTTGATCTGACTAGCCCATTCAAAAGTTTCACTGTGCGAACAGGAGAAGTTATCAAAAGTGACAACGGTACTCCTTTGATTAAGTATCGAGGGGTGTGGTTGTAGTGGAAAGTTTCGATAAGGATGTCTATTTCTTTGATGACAATCAAAAACTCATCAAAGTAGTAGGTGAAGAAAATTTATTCTCGAATATTCAAGAAATGGAAATCACACCAAACAAAGAAGAATTGATCAATGATAAATTGTCGGTCAGCACCGAGTTTGATGAAGAAATTAAGGATGCAGTTTATATGGCGGTTCGCGAAAGCGGGTCGTCTTTTTCTATGTACAAAATAGCTGGGATTGCTGATCCAGGTTCACTATTAATCTTTATTGGGGTTAATTTCGGACCTGATGAGCTTGAAGGTTACATCATCAATGATATTCGACCTGCGAATGAGTTCTTTCAAAAAACGATTCAACGAGTCATCGACTATACGTTAGGAGAGTGGCGCGTTGGTTACTTGGATTCAACTCTTCCTAAAGTATCAATGAATTTTTATTACTGCAGTGTTCGTGAAGCACTGAAAATGCTCCAAACGTTAGGTTGCGAGATTCTTTTTAAATGCAATCTTACTGGTGAAGGAATCACTGATAAGTGGATTGAAGTACATCGGCAAATCGGTGAGTACAGTAATGAAAGATACGATTACGGCGATAATGCTTTAACAATTGAAAAAGAAGTCAACCGAAGTAATCTATTTACTTCTTTAATTGGGAGAGGTAAAGGAGAAGAAGTGGGTGACGGCTATGGCCGACGCATTGAGTTTGATCAAGTCTATTGGTCAAAGTCAAAAGGTGATCCTCTCAATAAGCCAACAGGTCAGATCAATTTGGAAATTCCTGAAATGACGGAAAAATACGGTATTCCTACAAAAAATGGAAAACGTCGCAAACGTGAGAAAGTCGTTATTTTTGAAGACTGCGAGGAACCGACTGAACTGATTCAGCTCACCTATCAAGAACTGGTGAATTGCTCAAGACCGCTTGTTCAATTCAAATCGACTATTTTTGGCGCAGATAAGTTGGGTAATACTATACGCATTCATCGAGAAGATCGCGGCTATCACTATGAAACGCGAATTTTCAGCGTGAAGATTGACCGCTTAACTGGAAAAGTCGAGACCGGGTTAGGCGACAATTTAAACAACTCAGCTACTCGTCAAGCTTCAAATACACAAAATGCTTTGCAGACACTCGATGAAACGAAGATGACTTTCTATGAATCCACCGAGGTTTCTAAATGGCAGTCAGATATTATCCGAGGTGCTAAGGGTGGCTCGATCATCATGATGAATCCGTGGGACACCGGAAAA